CTAAAGGCGGAATGCCGAGGAACTCGAAGGAGGAACTTAAGCAAAAGGAAGATGAGTTAGTTGAAGAACTAACAAAAGAACCCGAGTCAGAGCTGGAGTCAAAAGACTTATTGCCATCAGGGGAGATATGGAGTGATGTTCCTGTTTTCAAGGAGGAGACCGACACAGTTCTCTCTCAGGCGTCTATAGAAAGACAGCTGAGAAGGACAGTCAGAGAACTCTACCTTAACAAGAACTTCACCATCAGCGACCGTACGGCCGCATTCTTCCCTAGCACTTCAGCGAACTATATTAATAGCCGCAAAAACGCGGGAGCAATAGGAGCAATCTTGGACCATCCGACGTTACTGGACGGACTAAGAACTCCCCAAGGACACTTGCAATTCAATACAAAATCAGAAGAGGAAATACAGAGTGAAGATTGGAAACTAGGGGCGTGGAGTCACAAGGAATTCGACCAGGAATTTGCTATACTCTGGACACGACTACTCAAACTCGCAAGCGAGGAAGAGGAACCGCATGCAGAGCCGTTAGCATTACCTGAAGCACTGAAAATCCGTGTGATAACAAAAGGCCCCCCATTCCAGCAAACAGTTCTCACAGGGTTACAGAAGTATATGCACGAAGTGCTAAGAAATCACAGAACCTTCGAACTGGTCGGCACACCCATTACTGCAGATTATATCTACAAGATCATGGGTAGCGACCTAGCGGAAGGTGAGGGATTCTTAAGCGGAGATTACGAAGCCGCAACAAACAATCTTAGGAGCTGGGTGTCCAACACGATAGCCGACGAATTGTCGGACGTTATAGGACTCTACCCCGTAGAAAGAATGTTGTTTAAACGTAGTCTCACAGGCCATATACTTCGGGGGAAACCCCAGACCAGAGGTCAACTGATGGGATCCATAACCAGTTTTCCTGTACTCTGCATAGCAAATGCTGCGCTGTCCCGATGGGCTTGGGAACTGGACCACGTGATGACCGTAAGGTTATCCGAGTGTCCGTTAACAATCAACGGCGACGACATAGCAATGAAATGCAGTGAGAATGGATACAAAATATGGCAGCGAATCACACAAAGGGCAGGACTTAAGGAGTCCCTGGGAAAAACCTATTGGTCTAGAC